CTTCGGGACGGAAATATGCAGAAAATGGGAGTGTATCTCCCTGTGAGAAAGATTGCCTCACGAATGTGAAAGCAAGAGCAGCAAAAATCTTCAAAAAAGTAAGAGATAAAGCTGCATACGATCCTACATACAAAGAAATGAGAAAGGAATGGAGGTCAAATGAGTGAAACTCACTGGATTTGTTGTAAATGTGGTGGTAAGGGATGTGAAAACTGTAATGAAACTGGATGGGAAAGTAAAAAATGATTAGGTCTAGTATTCTTAACCCGCAATATAACGCTAACTTTCCATATAAAACCTTTCCGTGGAGGTTAGAAGTTAATAAAGATCATCATAATGTTAAAGGTATTGCTTTGACAGTGTGCCACTTTGAGTGTGAGGAACACTTGCAAAAATACCTGGATAGATATAAACTTAAACCTAAAGATTACAAGGTATCGAACCGTGATGGCAAATCCCTTAAGTCCAGTAAAAAACACAAGACAGACGTATCGAAAAGATCTGGAAACGGTGATAACCGAAGTACAGGTTCAGTTCGCAAAAGAAAATCCAGCATGGATTCCGTTGGAAACACTACTAGCAATTCAAAACAAAAGAAATGACTGAAACTAACGTACATCCAGAAATCGCAGAGCACGAATGGATCGATGATTGTTTTCGTGTATGGGAAACAAGAATGGGTCTCTGGTCTTCTGAAACTAAAGAGGGTCGTAAAATGCTTACCGGTCTTAAAAAAGAAGATGTCATCAGTATGACTCGCTGGCACCTAAAGTGTGAACAAGAAGGTACACTTGACCAATACACTAGAGTTGTTGGAAAGGCAGTTGTAGATGGAAAACTCTAATATATACCCTAAAGTCACTACAGGAGGTAAAATGACAAGGAGAGAATTTATTGGTAAAGGTGGAGAGATTTGGGAGTGGGATGAAACTCCAGAAACTCTTGCAGCAATCAAAAAACTTAGTGAATCTTCCGCAAAAGTTCCACCTAAGGTAAAGTTTGCTGGTAACTATCAAGGACCTTTGTATGCGCCACATCCTAGTCTTAAAAAAAGGAAAAAGTAATGGGAATGTATGACGATCTAGATACATTTGAACGAGCACTTCAGCACTTTGGTACAAGAGTAGAGGTTATTACTGCCATGGAAATGGGTAATAGAATAAGCACTGAAGATGCTTATCAGATGATCAAGAATGAAGTAAAAGACCTAAAGAAAGTTCGCAAAAAACAGCAAAAATCTGAGTCATGAACTACGAAGAATATAGTCTTAGTCAACTTGAAGACTGGATGGGAGATTTACTTTCCAACAATGAAGTATCTCCCCAAGACATCTTTAATACTATCAAAAAATCTGTGAATGATACCTATGAATATCATAAACATCAGTCAAGTCGATCCTATGAATTGCTTGGTCTACTAAATGGGTATGATAGAGGTGTAGCTGCTGAAGAAATTGCAGATGAAAAATCTAAATATTGGTATGATTACGATAGAAACGATCCAAATCGAGAAAATCCATTCATTAGTAAACTTAAGGAGAATGTAAATGGCGCTGAGTGAAACGGTTGAGAATAGTTTGAAAGAAGCAGAATCAAATTTAAGAAATGCCTTAGCATTTGCGGCACGTCAAGAACGTCCGATGGTTTGTGGTGGTATTGCAGAACTTATTAGCAAGATTGATACGCTTCGGACTATGGATTCTATCATGGATAAGGTAGAGAATCGAGAACCGGGAGATAGTGGATTGTTCGGACAATTTTTTGTAGATGATGATGATTAATAATTAAGAAATGTAACTAAAGTATGAAGACATTATGAAGTAAACAATGTCTACATTTTAATAATGTTATGATTACCTAACATTCAAAAAATCTCTATGACTCTGCCAAGAAATCAAAAAAAGATTGACAAAAATCAAATTGATTCTATGAAAAGTGCGGTAAAAGATGCTGGAATTAAGGCAATTCATCCAGATAAATTAGAGGAATTTGCTGAATATCTTGTTCAGCAGGCAAGGACACAAGAATAAGTGGCACAGAGGAGATTGCAAATCTCCTTTTTTTATGCCATATTGGAATGGTAGTTAAGCAATTCTCCATGATTGACACTAAACGTCCCGAAGTTCTCCTGTCACCAGCAGATTATTGGGAAGATATTAAGATCCGCTGCCAAATTCACAATTATGAAGTGAAAAAACTGGGAGAGGATTTTTCTTTTGTTCTTAATTCACTGACAGATAGAGCGTTTTATGCTTTGACAGATAGGTGATTGGTACAGGAGGAATGTTAATCACTTTTTTTTAACATAAATTAAAGCATACAGCAAATTAAAAAATGAAACTCCCCGCACTATTACTGACAACATTGATACTAGCACCTGCACCTGTGTTTGCTGGTCCTGGTCATCGTGGTGGTAGAGTAGTTCACTACGAAAAAAATTGTTATAAGAATGTAGAGAAATATGTTCCTGGATGGTATGATAAGCACGGAAGATGGAATGGTGGATATGTTGAACATCGTAAGAAACGTGTTTCTTGCTGGAAGCATCGTCACCACCACCATTATCATCACCATCGTCCTTTCATGAAATTTTTCCTTGATTTCTAAAAAGTTACTCACCTCCAAAATGTCCCCATAGTGTAAGCACACAACCAACATGGCAACACGTTCCCGCATTGGTATTGAACTTAAAGACGGGTCTATTCTGTCTGCCTATCACCACTGGGACGGTTATCCTCAGTGGTTGGGTCGCATCCTGAACACACATTACAACAGCAAACAGAAAGTAGCAGACTTAATTGATGGTGGCGATATGTCATCTTGCTGGAATGATACTGTCTGGGGCAAAGATCGCACCGATGGTAACAAGTATGGTCCCGAGTATTATTCTGATCGTGGTGAGAATTGCCCTCCTCGTTATGATGCCGACCTCTGTGAGTATTTGCTCCCCGATAATAGTGAAGAGTATTCTTATGTCTTCCGCAATGGTAACTGGGTATGCTATGATATGCACCAATGGGAAGATGATAAACTTCCCGAAATTGTTGAAATTCCCTCTGGAGAACTAGCAGTATGATTGAATTTGATGACATTGAACTCCTGCAACTTCAATTTTGCATGAGTCAAACCAAAAGTATGATGGCACATCCAAGTGAGCACATGCGCCACGCATCTATCACTAAAAAAGTGGAAGATGAGATGAATCGTCGTCGTGAAGAAAGTGGTACTTATACCCGTGAAAAAATTCTTCGTGATCTGGAAGCACAAATTAAATCTATGGAGAAGAATGACTAAGCAAGAACAAAAAATCGCTCAAGAGTTTTGGGAGGAAATTGAAAAGGAAGCAGCAAGATTGGAGATCACTGTTGACTACTATCTTGCAGAGTTCTTCTCTTCCTGATATAATACTAAGGTAATTAATTAACAGAAATGGCACCTAAGTTTCTTTACGTTGTTGACCACTTTGTCCCATTCCCTACATCAGAATATGGTGGAATTTGGAATGTTGTTGCGGAACATGATGATGAATGTTTTGATTTGATTGTTGATGGAGATGGTGGATTCAATGAGCAGTATTACAATCGTCTGCGTGAGAACATTATGAAAGCACCGACATTTCAGTTAGCTAATGATCACCAATCTGAGATTGTGGAGGAGTTCACTACCTAATGGAATTACCACCTGATTTTTGTCATGAACCACCAGAAGGATACCGATATGAAACAGACCAGTACCGACGAAACATTGTTTCTATTTGGTTGCGTTTCCCTAATCGTTTTTCTTACTGCGATCATGCTCCTAGGACAATCTGGGGATTCTACGATACAAAAAAGAAAGTATATTACGCCCCTATTAACTCCACCAAGCACGGAGATAAGGTAGACATTTCTAATACTCGTCCCTATACTGCAATGCAGTTAAATCTAAATCCACTGGAACGATTGTTCTATGCCTGATGAAGTCTATATTCCTAAAGTAAATGACTATGTAATATGGCATGGTTATTCTGGCAAACTTGAGGGTTGGGTTTATTTTCATTCACCTGAATATGTTACAATAGAAATCAAAACAACCCCTAAAAGTGAGGAAAGTTTGTGCCACTGTCCCATACATCGTAACAAGAGAGTTTGTGTTCTCTGTTATCATTGGGATTGGAATCAGTTAGAGTTTATCAAGTCAAGAACTTCACCCCACGAGGAAACAAATGAAGTATAGTGTTCACTGTCAAAATCCACCTTGCGTTCGATTTGTTGTAGAATGTGAAGCAAATAGTCCTGATGATGCTAAAAAAATTGTAAGAGAAAAACATCCATCATCTAAAATACTTCATGTTACTATGGATGTTAATTTGAAACGCAGTTCGACATCGGAATGAAATACCAAGTAATTTATCAAAGACCAAAAAAGAAGGGGTTTGCAACTCAGAAGGCAACATTTTTGAAAATTGAAGATGCTGTCTATTGGGAAGAAATGAAACGCAAAGAAGGTTGTAAAGACTTTCAAATTCAGATCAATTAAAATTACTCACCTCTAAAGTGTACCAGTAGAGTAATCAAAACTCACTAATGAAGAACCTTCACTGTGTTCCCACATACATTCCTAGTGCGATGAAAAAAGGAAATTGTCGGGTTCAGCGTCACAGTTCCCGAAGGAATAAACGATCAAAAACACAAACTAATTCAGCAAAGTTTCTCACCATCATCAAAGGTCTCTGATTATGTCTGCTCTCAATCAATTTGATCGAGTCATTAACCACACTTGTGACTCTGGAGATAACAACAACAACTTCAAGATCGGTGCTGTTCTTGTCATTAACGGTCTCGTAAAAGGTGGCAGGGAACACATTACACTCTGTGAGTTGTATATGATTCTAGGTGCTGATACTGAAGCGCAGAAAACTGGTGTTCGCTGGGGTGTTCGTACAGCAAAAGAGTCTGGGGTTATTATCTCGACTGAGCGGCGGGGAGTCTATGAGGTCCGCTGATAAAACTGTCCACTAATCTCCCACAGACCACCAATTCCCTGTATATTAACAGAGTCAAACAAATGACACCAATGGATTCTTATTTGAGCGAACAACAAGTCGAAGAACTTGTAAACTTTGATTATGTTGAACAAGATCTTGCTGATCTAATTGAAGATCAACCAGAGTTCAACATGAATGAATATCTCAACGGAAACTACGATTACTGATTCAATGTACGAAGAACACATTCCTAACGTGCTCCCCTATCTGAAAGAACTTAAAGAAACTTTTCGTCGCCAAGATTTTAAGTTCACTAAGCAACAGCAAGAAGAATACGATCTTTTGCTCACCACTCGTCGTGCCCGTGTCAAACAATTTCATGAAAAAGGTTTGGTTTCTAAGGGTGGATTGAGACCAAGGGAAGAACAACAAGAAGAAGGATGATATAATATAAACACCGGGGTTTCCACTACTCTGACTTAGAAGCAGAGACCATGAAGTGGTGTAAAAGATTAAGTCAAGTTGATGCAACACCCATTCCAATCTCCTACTATTCTAAATAGTAGGAGATTTTTTTTGTAGATAGAATGAAGACGTTCGTACAATTTACAGAAGATATTACACAGAGAAGATTAGAACTTACAACTGAAGTTTATGACAAAGATGTCATGGGCTCTTCACAAATTCGTAGAACTGGTGAAGGCGGACGTGTAGGTGCTGATAGAAGAAAGACCGAACCAGAACGCCGCAGAATGAAAGCAGTTGGCGGTGGTAAAATGGTTCCAGCAGCACCATATAAAGACCGCAAAGATATTGGAACACAAAGACAAAAAAGCACACGCGAACAACAACCAACACAGGCAAGAGGTAGTGCTGCTGATGCACAGAAAGCAGCAGCAAAAGAAGAGAGAAGGAAAGCAGCACTGGCAAGAGCAGCAGCAAGAAAGTCTGGCGGTGAGGTGAAGAAAGACACCAGATCTTCAAAAGAAAAAGAATCTGCAGCAACAAAGTTATTGTCGAAGAAGTCAACTACCGCTCAGAAACAACCATCAACACCATCAACACCACGTCGTAATTGGAAAACTGACAGCGGTGGTGGAATGACAAGAAAAGAACGTGATTCTGCTAGAAATAAAGAAAAAGGTGCTGCATTGAAAGCAAGAAAAGCAGAACTGATTAAAAACTTCACTGAAAAGAATGGTCGCCCACCTAAGGGTGTAGAACGCACAAAACTTCTGGGACTTGCACATAAAACAGTAAAAGCAGGCGTCTAAAAGTTACTCACCTTGAAAGTGTGTCCATAGTATAAGCATCACCAGCACCCTTTACAAGCGTCTGTAAGGGTGCTATTATTGTCTTTAGGTATCAACCCACTGTGACCCCATTGATTACACTTCGTCCGCATCAGATTCGCATCCTTGATCGTATGCGGAACTACAACAAAGGTCAGATCATTGTTCCTACTGGTGGTGGCAAAACAATGTGCATGATTCAAGATACTGCACATTCGCAACAATCTAAGTGTGGTGTGACTACTGTTGTTGTTGCTCCTCGTATTCTCCTTGCAGAACAACTTTGCAGTGAATTTCTGGAAGTAATTGATACTGCGTATACGCATGTGATGCACGTTCACAGTGGTGAAACCCAGCACTATTCTACAACTAAAGCAGACAAAATCCACATGTTTGCTAGTGTTGCTCGCACTGCTGGTGAGAATGTTATCATCTTCACCACATACAATTCGCTTCATCGTGTTATGGAAGCGGATATTGAGGTCAATACCATTTACTTTGACGAAGCACATAACAGCGTAAAGAAGAATTTCTTCCCTGCTACTGAATTCTTTGCAGAGAACGCAGATCGTTGCTATTTCTATACAGCAACTCCCAAACATTCTCTCACTCCTAAGAAACCAGGAATGAATTGGAGTGTTTATGGTCAAGTTCTTGCCAACATTCCTGCACCTGAGTTGGTTGAAGGTGGTTACATTCTTCCCCCCAAAGTTGTAGTGAAGAAACTGCCTTTGGTGAAAGGTCGTAAGGTCATGTATGCTGAGGATGCTGACAATTTGCTGGAAACGATTGATGATAACAACATCGACAAAACTTTGATCTGTGCTCGCACTACAAAGCAGATTGTTGGTCTTTTGTCTCAGTCTGATTTTTGTGCTGAGTTGTATCAGCGTGGTTATTCTTGGATGACGATCACATCGAAGACTGGCGCAATCATCGACGGCAAGAAAGTTGATCGTGAAGAGTTTTTCAACACACTGAACACTTGGGGCAAAGACCCTGAGAAGAAGTTTGTTGTTATTCACCACTCGATTCTGTCTGAAGGTATCAACGTCAGCGGACTTGAGGCAGTTATCTTTATGCGTAACATGGACTACATTGGCATCAGTCAGTCTATCGGTCGTGTGATTCGTTTGGGTAGTTCTGAGAAGACTTTTGGTCTTGTTTGTATTCCTACCTACGACACAGTTGGTATCAGCACCGCTAAAAAAGTACAAGCAGTTGTAGATGTTGTGTTCAATCAAGGTCAACCTGCGATCAGTGAGATTCGTCGATGACAAAGTTACTCACCTCCAAAGTGTCCCAGTTATATGAACAACAAGGGACACACCCCCATGCAATTCCGCTTCTACCGCATCGAGATTGACAATGAGGACCTCACCACCAGCGTCTTGTATGCCAAGCGCAAGCGTTGTGCCACTGCCAAGGGCATGGACCGTCAGCATGAGCGCATGGTGAATCAGGTTGTAGAGGGTATCCGCGACGTGCGCGGATGGAAGCGCCTCAGCGTTGCGGTTATGTCACCTGACGAGGTGTCCACTGCGGGTCTCGCATGACCCGCTCCATGCCCTATAATATGAACAACAAGGAACGCACCACCATGTTTGTTACTGAAGACCTCAAATCTGCTGTTGCTGAGGCACAGGAGTTTGAGAAAAATGAGATTTACACTGAGTCTATGTGTCTCAAACCTACCAAAGGTGGTGTGGGTGTGAAGACTTTTGAGAAGGCAATGGAGGCAACTAAAGAATACATGACTGAAGAAGATATTGCTTTCTACAATGAATTCTTCACCAAGTATTCTTCTCCTAAATGTGTGCTTCCTAAAGGTCATACTGGTCCCTGTTCTTGTTCTTATGGCAAGTTCTTCGCTGATAAGTTTGCCAAGAAAATTAAAGACTGTGATACCACACCTGGCGATGATGATATTCTCTACAAGAATCGCGCACGTCGCATCTTTCCTCTGCAAGTAAACAAGAAGCAATATACAATCTTGAACGATCTGCATAAGTGGAAAGCATCTAATATCAAGATGAAAGCAGGTATTCCCACTGAATTTGGGGGCACTAATTTCACTATTGCCACTGCACATTTCGACTTCGCAGCTATCCTGATGCTGCAAAAAGGTATTGAGCATAAACTCCCTGAGGATATTGAATATAAATTGTTGGAACGTGCTCAGCAAATTGTAGAGGAGTTTGAGTCACAAGGTATTGACATTGTTGATGAGAATGGACAACTTATCTGCCCTGTGTTAGGATGTACTATTGAACCCGAATGGTACGAGACTGATGATAAGAACCCCAATCAGGTTCAGTTCGGTCACGTTGAACCAATTCGCTCTGATAAGTATATGACTCGTGGTGGTAATGTTGTACCTATCACCCGCAACGGTAACTTAGCGCAATCTGACAAATCTATCCAGCAAACTTATGCAGACCAAGAAGCAGCAGTTCAACGTCGTCAAGCACGGAGATTGTCTCGCTGAGTTACAGAAACTAGATGATAAATGTGCTGATCTGATTCTCATTGATCCTCCCTACAATATCGGGAAGGATGAATGGGATGACTTTGGAATCACCAAGAAAGGGTATCAACCAAAACCCTATTCTGGTGATTCTTACTATGATTGGATGGAAGAAGTTTTCATCCAGTTGAATCGTGTGATGAAAGATTCTGGATCATTCTGGTTCTTTCACAACGATTTTATGATGATGGCAGAACTAAATCGACGCATCACATCTGCCACTG